TTACTCCGCCGTCGTGACGGCGATGGGCGAAGATCAGTACCACACCGTCGTCGCGTCCTGCCAGGACACCACGAACGTGGGCTACCTCGTGACCGAGCTCGAGTCCCGCTGGGGCGCGATGCGCGCGATCGAGGGCGTGCTTTTCATCTCGAAGTACGACACGCAAGGCAACCTGACGTCCTACGGCAACGGCTTCAACAGCCAGACGCTCGTGGCCGTCGGCGCGGAGAAGTCCGCCGCCCTGCCGCTGCCGTACGAGACGGCTGCAATGGTGGCGGCGGTCAGCGCGCTGCAGGCGCAGAGTGACCCGGCTCGCGCCATGGTGGGCGCTGCGCTCTCGGGTGCGTACGCCGCCCCGCGCGGCGCGCGCTTCACGCGAGCCCAGCGCAACACGCTGCTCAGCGACGGCATCGCGACGGTGCGCGCCGCGAGCGACGGCCGGCTGCAGATCGAGCGCCTGGTCACCACGTATCAGACCAACTCCCAGGGCGCGGCTGACACCGCGTACCAGGACCTCTACCTCGTGCGCACGCTCGCCGCGTACCGCTACTCGGTGCGCGTGCGCATCGCGTCGAAGTTCGGCAACTTCAAGCTCGCGGACGACGGCAACGAGGTGTCCGGTCAGGACATGGTCACGCCGGCGATCCTCACTGCGGAGCTGCTCGCGCACTTCCAAGACTGCCGAGAGCTCGGCTGGGTCGAGAACTTCGAGCAGTTCAAGCGCGAGATCTTGATCCAGCGCGACCCGAACGATCCGAACCGCGTCAACGGCATCCTGCCGCCCGACTTCATCAACGCCTTCATGGTGGGTGCTTTCAGCGTCCAGTTCCGCCGCTGAGGAGAGTAGACCGTGCAAGTTACCGGCACCTGTGTGATTCGCATGAACGGTCGTTCGCTCCGGTCGGAGACCGGCGCAACGATGCACCTGGGCGGCAAGGAGCGCACCGCGCGCTACGCCGACCACGACCTGCTCGGCTACTCGCAGAAGCCCATCGCGGCGGTCGTGAGCGGCAACCTCGCGCACACCGCGCAGACCGATCTGCAGGCGATCGCGGACGCGACCGACGTGACCATCATCTTCGAGACCGACACGGGCGTGCGCTACACGATGCGCAACGCCTTCTCGACCAAGCCGCCCGAGCTCACCGGTGGTGAGGGGCAGGTCAGCTTCGAGTTCAACGGCAAGGCGATGATTCAGAGCTGAGCCACGTAGGAGGGACACATGGACAAGGTCACCGTGAAGCTGGGGAGGCCCTTCAAGAGCCTCGAAGGCCCGGCTCAGCACTTCATCGAGATGCGCACGCTCGTCACCGTCGGCGACATGCGTGTAGCGAACAAGGCCTCGGACAAGAATGACGTGGCCTTCTTTGCACTCGTGGTGCGCATGTCGGGGCGTGACGCGTCGGAAATCGAGCAGCTCTCGCTCGCCGACTACAACAAGTGCGTCGAGGTGCTCGACTTCGGCGAAGAGAAAGACTCCCCCGACCCAAAAGGGTGACCGAGCAGCTCGGCCTGCTCGTCATCGCGTTCGGGTGGCCACCGTCAGAGACGGATCGGCTGACACTCGACGAGGTCACTTCGTACGCCGAGCTGGCGCGCACGAAGCTGAGGATCGCCGGCGTGCTAAAATAGGGGTATGGCGCGCGATTTGAAAGCGACGCTGAGCGTTGGCGTCAAGGTCTCCGGCGAGGGCGAGCTCAAGAAGCTCGAGCGCTGGCAGATCCGCATGCAGCTCAACTCCGCGCGCATGGCGGAGCAGGCCGCGTCGCGTCAGATCCGCGCCATCCGATCCGTCGAGCAGGCGCAGGCTCGCGCGGCGGCCGGCGCCGCCAAGTCAGCCGAGAAGGGCGCGGCGCGACAGGCGCGCGCCGCGCGCGACCTCGACCGCTGGCGCATGAAGATGCAACTCAACTCCGCGCGAATGGCTGCCAAGACGCCGCGTGAGCTCGGCGGCACCTGGGACCCCCCGGGCAGCAAGGGCGGCGGGGGCGGCGGGCGCAGCGGCGGCTTTGACCGCTTCTTGGCGCTCGGCTCGAAGATGGCGCTCACCGGCTACCTGATCGCCGGAGGCTTCCGCCTCGCGGGTCGAGCGATCGAGGGCGCGCTCGGCCCGGTGACTGAATTCCAGTCGGCGATGGCGCAGGTGCGCATCAAGGGTGGATTCGACGCGGCAGCGACCGCGCGCCTCGCAGCTCAGGCGAAGTACCTTGGGCGCACGACGATGTTCGCGCCGACGGAGGCCGCCAAGTCGCAGATCGCGCTCGCCGCGAGCGGCCTCAGCGAGCAGCAAATCTCGGCGAACATGCCGACGGTGTTGAAGTTCGCGCAGGCTTCGGGCATGGGCGCTGACGAGTCGAGCGACTACCTCGTCAACGTGGCCCGGCAGTTCGGCCTCGACTTGAACGACGCCGGCACGATGCAGCGCGTCGGCTCTGCGCTGGTGCGCACCGCGAACATGTCGACGATCAGTGAGCGCGACCTGCAGCAAACGCTGAAGTACGCCGGACCCGTCGCGCGCGAGGCTGGGGCGAGTCTTGAGCAGGCGCTCGCCATGTCGGCGATCCTAGGTAACAGCGGCCTCAAGGCGAGCCAGGCGGGCACCGGCATCCGCAATCTGTTCTCGAGCTTCGCCAAACCGAAGGGTGGCAAGCTCACCGGCGAGATGCTCAAGGAGATCGGCCTCACGCGGCAAGACGTGATGGACGGCATGAAGGACGTTCCGACCTTCCTCGAGGTCATGGACGCCCGCATGAAGTCGAAGGGTTACAGCAACCAGAAGCGCGTCGCGCTCGCTGCGAGCCTCTTCGGCCAGTACGGCATGACGGCCGCCATGGTGCTCGAGCGCACGGCGGGCACGAAGGCCGAAGGGCTGCGCAACGGCATTCAGCAGATGACGCAAGACGTGCTGTCAGGCACCGACGCGCTCGATCGTGCCGCGCAGATCCGGGGCGACACGATCGAGGGGCGCGTCGCGCGCATGAACGCCAGCTTCGACACGCTGCGGATCACGATCGGCGAGAAGCTGGCACCGGCGGCGAGCACAGCACTCGACAGCATCACGCAGAAGCTGCGCAACTGGGATCAGCTCGCGAACACGGACTCACAACTGAGCCAGAACATCACGAACATGGGCGCTGCCGCAACCGCCGCACTGCCCGCCGTCGTCGATCTGATGGGTGCAGCACTCAAGCTCGCTACGTACATGGGCCAGGCCGCGGAAGGCTTCCGGGTCATGAGCTCCACCGAGGGGCGCAAGGAGATCTCGGCCAACATCAACGAGTACCTCGGGGTACCTGCGGCGTCGAAGCAGGAGACCGATCCGCTCGAGCAGGCCGCGCGCATGGGCCTTACGCCCGGGCAGTACAACTGGCAGAACAATGCGCCGACGACGAGCTGGGGCGACTTCTTCTTCCCGGACAAGGTCGGCGAACGTCAGAGCAACACGTGGCGCGGCAACTTCTCGCCGGCCGTGCCGCAGGACCTCGGCGCGCTCAGCCCGGCGCTGCCACCCGGCACGCTCTCGCCCGGCGTCATGGAGATTCGCGTCACCGCCGCGCCCGGCTCGAAGGCCGAAGTGGTCACGCTCAAGCCGCCCTCGAACATCTCGGTTGAGGTCAACCAGTCGGTGCCGCCATGAGCTACCAGCAAGGGTCTCTAGACGGCGCGGTGTTCTTCACCGAGATGACGCGCACCACGTTCGGGCGCCGCACGGCGACCTACGAGCTGCCCTTCGACGAGAAGGGTGTGGCCTCCGTCGACCTCGGCCGCGCGGCTCGGCGCTTCCACATCAAGGCGATCCTGCTCGACACTAAGACGCCGCTTGGTGTCACGACGCATCTCGAATACCGCGACAAGCTGGTCAAGGTGCTCGAGAAGCCCGGCCCGAAGCTGCTGGTCCATCCGGACTACGGTCGCGTGATGGTGACCATCAAGGGCGACATCGACCTCGAGCAGTCGACGGACGAGGGCGGCCTTGTCAAGATCGACTTCAAGGCGATCGAGTCTCGCGAGCCGCTGCCCGCCGCCGGCCCGATGGGCCTGCTCGACGCCGCGAACAGCTTGCGCGACTCTGCGGTCGCCTCGTTCGTCGAGCGCCTCGTGACCGAGGGGCCGGACTTCATCCTCGAGGACGTCAACGCGACGCTCGACGACGCCATCTACGAGCTCCGCAAGGTGAACAACCTCGTTACCGCTGTGCTAGAGCTGCCCGCGCAGCTCACGTCGCGGCTCGATGCAATCTCGACGGAGTTGTCGCTCCTGCTGCAGACGCCGCGCCGGCTGATCGACGCCTTCGACGGCTTCATCGAGTCGCTGCTGAACAGCACCGGGCGAGTCTACAACGCCGCGTCACAGCGCGATGTGCCGGCAACCCTGGGTGCAAGTCACATCAGCGGCACGGCCGCGCGGCTCATGGGCGTCGACTTCGGCGACCCGATCCCGAGCCGCAACACGCCGGCGCGCCAGCAGCAGCGCGAGAACCGCGCTGCAATCACGCAGGCCATCAAGTCGCTCGTGCTCGCGAACGCAGCCAAGGCCCTGTCGGAGATCCCTCCGACGAGCCAGACTGAGGCCCAAGAAGTCGCGCAACTGCTGATCGACGAGGTCGTGAACCTGGCAGATGGCAGCGAGCAGGGCGTCGAGACGCCGGCGGACATGTACGCCTCACTGAAGGACCTCGCGGGCGCGCTCGGCGAGTACGCGCGACGCGTGGCCGGCGGGCTGGCGGCGACGCGCCAGGTCTACGTGGCCGCGCCGATTCCTGTCGAGGTGTTCGCGTACCAGCTCTACGGCGACGCGGAGCGCGCGGACGAGATCCGTGATCTCAACCCCCAGGTCGTCACGGCGATCATCCCGGGCGGCACGACGCTGACGGTGCTCGTGTCATGAGCCTCGCAGACTCCGCAGGCGCACTCCTCGAAGCAGCAACCGGGGGCGGCGGAGCGCCCGACCAGCTCACGCTGGCGGTGGACGGCGAGCGCTTCGCGGGCTGGGTGAAGATCGACGTTGAGCGCAGCCTCGACCTCTTCTCGCACAACTTCTCGCTCGCGTACGTCGACCGCTGGGCGTCAGGCAACAAGCCGTGGCCCATCCGCGAGGGGGCGAAGGCGCAGGTGCACTTCGGCTCGAAGCTGATCATGACGGGGCGCGTCAATTACGGTGAGTGGCTCGTCAACGACGAGGACTGGACGCTCACGTCCCGCGGGCGCTCGCTCACCGGTGATCTTGAGGACTGCTCCGCGATCTATAAGACCGGCCACTGGAAGAAGGCCGCGCCGCTCACGATCGTGAAGAACTTGATCGCGGACTACAAGTTGACCGCGGTGAGCGCGGCGCTGGAGGCGCTCACGCCGCTCGCGCGTTTCGCGCTACAGGAGGGCGAGAGCGTCCACGACGCGATCGAGCGCCTCTGCAAGGCCGCTTCGCTGCTCGCCGTCACGACGCCCGAGGGCAACATCGAACTCGTGCGCTCGGACATCCCGCGCGGGCGCATCGTGGAGGTGCCCGTCGGCTCAGCGACGCAACGCCGCGTATCGACGAACGACAGCGAGCGCTTCTCTAACTACTACGTGGTCGGCCAGTCGAGCGGTAACCGCAACCACAACGGCGAAGCTGTGGCCACGCAGAAAGATGGCGTTGAGGACGAAAGCGTCGAGCGCCACCGCCCGCTAGTGGTCCTCGCCGAGCACGGCGTCGCGCAGCGTGCGCAGCTCAAGGCGCGCGCGACGTGGGAGCGCAACGTGCGCGCTGGGCGCTCGATGCGCTACACGATCCTGATCCCGGGCGCGCTGGCGCCGAACAAGGAGCCGTGGACCCCGGGCTGGCACTGCGTCGTGAAAGACGGCCCGCTTGGCATCGACGACACGCTGCTGCTGGTGCGCGCGAATATCCGCGGTGGCAGTGACGAGCTGATGACCGAGCTCGAGTTCACGCTGCCCGAGGCCTACTCGATGCTGGCCTACCCCCCGCGCAAGAAGCTGAACCCCAAGCCGAAGGTCGACAAGCCGCTCGTAGCGCCGGTGTGTTTCGACCCGTCCGACCCTGCTTCGGCCGCCGCCGCGCGCCGCGCGCTAGGAGTGTGACCGTGGAGATC